CGAGATAGGAGTCCGTCTCGTGGGCTCGGAGATGTGTATAAGAGACAGCACACCCCCAGCCCCGACGAGCGTCACCCTGCGCAGGCCCCCGCCCCGCAGCCCCAGAGCGAGCCTGTGACGCAGCCGGACAAACCCAAGGCGCAGCAGACCCCTGCCAAGCAGAAAAAGGCCGCACAGAAGCCCGCAGCGGCCCCTGCGGAGGAGCCTGCAAACCCTACAACGGCAGAAGCCTCGGATTCTCCCTCGCAGGCGGATGCCGCACCGGTGACCTCAACCTCCGCGCCCGAATCCGTACCCGCTGCTGAGCCGGAGAAAGACCCTGCCACGCTGGACAAAATCCGCGATCTGGCCCGCAGCTTGATCGTGGCTGGCAAGCGGGCAGGTGTTCAGGCAGCCATCAAAGCCACCGGTGCTGCATCCGTCTCTAAGCTGCCGCCTGACAGCTACACCAGCGTCTGGGAGGAACTGCTCAAGCTGAAAGACGAGGTGGACGCAAATGCCTCCAATTAAACACGCCCTGCTGGGTGCATCCAGCGCAGCCCGGTGGATCGCCTGCCCGCCCAGTGCCCGGGCCACCGAACACCTGCCCGAGGAAACCAGCAAGTACGCCGTAGAGGGCACAAGAGCCCATGAGCTGTGCGAGGCCCACCTGAGGAACAACCTCCGGTGGTGGGAAGCAGGCTACGGGGCACTCCCGCTGTCCGGGTCAATCCGGCTGGACGGCGAGCCGGACGACCCGCCTGAAATGGTGAGGGCCACCAACCAATACGTGGACTTTGTGCACCTTCAGTGGGGGCTTTACCTCCACCAGCCCAGCGTATTCATCGAGCAGGAGGTGGACGTGAGCCAGTGGGTGCCCGGTGGCTTCGGTACCTGCGACTGCCTGCTGATCGGCGACGGCATCCTGCACATCATCGACTTCAAGTATGGGCAGGGCGTACCGGTGAACCCGGAGCGCAACCCGCAGCTCATGTACTACGCCCTCGGAGCTTACGCCCTGTTTGACGGCATCGAAGAAGTAGACACAGTGCGCCTGAGCATCGTACAACCCCGGATGCAGGAGGAACCCCAGACATGGGAGCTGCCGCTGGCCGATCTGCTCAGCTGGGCACGGGAAGTGCTGGCACCAGCTGCCCACATGGCATGGCGGGGCGAGGGCGAGTTTGTCACCGGCGACCACTGCCGCTTCTGCAAGGCGCACCCCGCCTGCCGGGCCTGGAAAGACAAGTACGGCCCTCTGGCCGGGTTTGAGCCCTATCCGGAGCCCACTACGCTCTCCGACGAGGAGCTGGGCGAGTGGCTGCAAAAGCTGGAAGGACTGGCCGCCTACGCCAAAGAGTTGGAGGACTACGCCCAGCAGGCCCTGATGGAGGGCCGTATCCTGCCCGGCTGGAAGCTGGTGCAGGGCCGCAGCACCCGCAAGTGGACAGACCAGGACGCCGCGTTCCAGCAGATGGAGCACGACGGCATCGACGAGGCCATGCTGTACACCCGCACCCCCATTTCCCTGACCGCTGCCGAGAAGATGATCGGCAAAAAGAAATTTGCCGAGACCATGTCGGCCTTTATCACACGGGCACCCGGCGCGCCCAAGCTGGCAGCAGCCAGCGACCCGCGCCCTGCCTACGACCGTTTAGAGGGCTTCGAGCCCATGGAGGATTGAACTATGAATGCAAATGAAGTCATTATCCCCTGCCGCCTGTCTTACGCCAACATCTGGGAGCCCAAGCAGGTAAACGGCACCGGCGACCCCAAGTACAGCTGCTGCCTGCTGATCTCCAAGAAGGACACCGAAACCCTGGCCAAGATCAGGGCAGCCATTGAAGCGGTCAAGAAAGACCCGGCGTCCCTCGCCAAGTGGGGCGGCAAGCTGCCCCCGAAGCTGAAGGAGCCCCTGCGTGACGGCGACGAGGAGAAGGACGACGAGAACTACGCGGGCTGCTACTTTCTGAACGCCAATGCCAACGCCAACCGCCGCCCGCTGATCGTTGACCGCCAGTGCGCTGAGATCCTCGATCAGGAGGAAGTGTACAGTGGCTGCTATGCGCAGGTCAAGGTCGGCCTTTTCTCCTACAGCGCCAGCGGCAACCGCGGCATCGGCGCAGGCCTTGAGACCATCCGCAAGGTGCGCGACGGCGAGCGCCTGAGCGGCGGCAACAATCTGGACGGCTTCGAGGCGCTGGACGATGCCGACGACAGCTTCCTCGACTAAACACCCACACGCCGGAGGCCCCCGCAAAGGACCTCCGGTCTTTTCTCAGGAAAGGAGGCTGCCGTGAAACCGATCATCACGGTGGATATCGAGACCTACTCGCCGCAGGACATCAAGACGGTGGGCGCCTACCGGTACGCACAAGACCCGGAGTTCCAGATTCTTCTGCTGGGCTACGCCCTAGCGGATAACGATCCAACGGTAATCGACCTGACCAGCTGGCCGGACACAAAGCATTTTCTGCGCGAACAGCTGCCGTGGCTGCTGGATGACAGCTACACCAAGCGGGCGCACAATGCCGCCTTCGAGTGGTGGTGCCTTTCTGAGGCCATGGGCCTGAGCTGGGAGCAGCGGGTGCTCTGGCTCCAGCAGTGGGAGTGCAGCATGGTGCACGCACTGTACTGCGGCCTGCCCGCTCAGCTGGGTGCCCTCGGTGCGGCCCTGAAGCAGCCGGAGGACGCCCTTAAGATGAAGGAGGGCAAGGCCCTTATCAAATACTTCTGCACGCCCTGCAAGCCAACCAAGGTCAACGGCGGGCGCACCCGCAACCTGCCCCACCACGACGCTGCCAAGTGGAAGCTTTTCTGCAAATACAACGGCATGGATGTGATCGCTGAGCGGGCCAACGACCGCAAGCTGGCCCCCTGGCCGGTGCCGGAGGAGATCATGCAGCAGTGGCGGGAGGATGTGGAGATGAACGCCCGGGGCGTGGCCGTGGACATGGAACTGGTGGAGGGCGCCCTTGCCTGCTCGGCTTTGATCACCGAGGAGCAGACCGCAGAGTGCAAAGCCCTGACAGGGCTGGCAAACCCCGGCAGCCGCGCCCAGCTCCTCGGCTGGCTCCACAACCGAGGCATAGATCTGCCGGGGCTGACCAAAGAGGATGTGGGCAAGGCACTGGCAGGCGACTTGCCCAGCGATGTGCGCCGGGTGCTGGAGCTCCGGCAGCAGCTGGGCAAGACCAGCAACACCAAGTATGAGACCATCGCAGCCAGCGCAGGCCCCGACCACCGGGTACGAGGCACCCTGCAATTCTACGGAGCCAGCCGGACAGGGCGCTGGGCCGGGCGGCTGCTTCAGGTGCAGAACCTGCCCCGCACCTACCTCGACCATCAGGCCGAGTGGCGGGACATTGTCAAGTTGCACGACCCCGAAGCGCTGGCGCTGCTGACCGACAACGTCAGCGACACCCTGAGTCAGCTCATCCGTACGGCACTGGTGCCCGCCAAAGGGTACACCTTCGTGGATGCCGATTTCTCCGCCATCGAGGCCCGGCTGATCGCATGGCTAGCCGGTGAGGAGTGGGTGTTGGACGTTTTCCGCACCACCGGCAAGATCTACGAAGCCACCGCAGCCCGCATCTTCGGCGTGCCCTTTGACAGCATCGCCAAAGGCAACCCCAACTACAAGTACCGCCAGCGCGGCAAAGTGGCAACGCTGGCTCTGGGCTATCAGGGCGGCGTGGGCGCTATGAAGCGCATGGGCGGCGATCAGCTGGGTCTGGACGACGAGGGCCTGCAAGACATCGTGAACCGCTGGCGGCGGCAGAACCCCCGCATCTGCAAGCTCTGGCGCAGGATGCAGGACGCCGCTGTGCACACCATCCGAACCGGCAAGACCACCCAGCCCAGAGCGGGCGTGATCTTCCGCAAAGAACTTGCCCCGGATTTTCCCTTCCCGTTTCTGACCCTGCAGCTGCCCAGCGGGCGCAAGCTGTTCTATGCCGACCCCGGCACCACGCCGGATGACCGCATTACTTATAAGGAATGGGACAACGGCGGCTGGCGGGAAGCCGAGACCTACGGTGGCAAGCTGACCGAGAACCTCACCCAAGCCGTGGGCCGCGACTGTCTGGCCTTTGCGCTGGACAACCTGCGCCGGGCGGGCTACCGGGTGGTGTTCCACGTCCACGACGAGGTCATCATCGAGCTGCCGGACACGCAGGACGCAGACGCCGCACTTCAGGATGTGGTGCGCATCATGAGCATCGTGCCGCCATGGGCCGAGGGCCTGCCCCTGAACGCCGCCGGCTGGCACGGCGACTTTTTTACAAAGGACTGAGGACGATGAAAAAGAAAACAGAATCCCTGCCCAGCGCCTCGGGGCTGCTCACCTGCACCTGCGGGGCGATGCCCTACGATGCAGAAAAGCGCCCACACGGCAGAGTCGAGCTGACCCGCTACCGCAAGAGCAGTAGGTACGCGAAGGACGGCGGCTGGTCGGTGGTCTGCACCCGCTGCGGCAGGGTCGGCGAGCGCGGCAGCACCCAGATCGAAGCAAAGTCCAAATGGAACGCGCGGCTGTACAAGTACGGCCCGCTGAAGGAGGTGGATTCATGAGCGCTACACCGATCGCAATCAGCGTGGGCGACAGCCGGACAGCGACCAAATGGGAGCCAAGAGTTCTGGACTGGGTCAGTTTCACAGGGAGCCTGCAAGTCAAAATGAAGGCCAACTGCGGCAGGATCACCCACGCGGAGTACATGGCCCTGCCCAAGAGCAAGCAGGCTGACCTGAAGGACGTGGGCGGTTTCGTGGGCGGCACCCTGCGGAACGGGAGCCGCAAGCGCGGCTGCTGCACCGGGCGCAGCCTGATCACGCTGGACATGGACAACTGCGAGCCCGGCAGCACCGCCAAATGGGTGCAGGCCATCAAAGACATGGGCACCGCAGCGGTCTACTCCACCCGGAAGCACGACCCGGAGCACCCGCGTCTGCGGGCCATCTTCCCCACCGACCGCGTGATGCAGCCGGAGGAGTACCAGCCCTGCGCCCGGATGCTGGCCCAGATGCTGGACCCCACCATGAAGGTGTTTGACCCGACCACCTTCGAGACCGAGCGTCTGATGTACTGGCCCAGCCGCAGCGCCGACAGCCAGTGGGTCTGCGCGGCCACCGAGGACGGCAGCCGGATCAGCGTGGACGACGACCTGCTGTGGCTCTACGCGGACTGGCACGACGTGCGGCAATGGCCTGCGTGCCCCGCTGAGACGGTCAAGCCGCCCGGCGGCAAGCAGGCCGACCCCACCACAAAACAGGGCGTCGTGGGCGCTTTCTGCCGGACCTACGATGTACCCGCAGCCATCGAGAAATTCCTGCCCGGTGTGTACGTGGACGCAGGCGCAGGCCGCCTGACCTACGCCGCAGGCAGCACCACAGCCGGCGCGGTGCTCTACGACAACGACACCTTTATTTATAGCCACCACAGCACCGACCCGGCAGGCGGCAAGCTGCTGAACGCATGGGACCTTGTGCGCATCCACAAGTTCGGCGAGCTGGACGCGGACGTCGCCCCGGGCACGCCCACCGCTTCCCTGCCCAGCTGGCAGCAGATGCGGGCGCTGGCCGAGAGCGACGGTCCCACGGCGGCCCTGCTGCGGCAGGAAGCCGTAGACCATGCGAAAGAGGGCTTCGAACCGCTGCCGGACGAGGACACCGACCCGGACAAGTGGCAGGAGAAGCTCGACCGTACCCAGAAAGGCACCTTGGCCTGCACCATCCAGAATGCGTGGGTCATCCTCGAGCATGACCCGGCGCTCAAGGGTCGTATCTGGTCGGACACCTTCGCTGAGCGGCTGCGGTGCAAAGGCCCGTTCCCATGGAGCGACAAACCGCAGGAGCGGGACTGGTCGGACGAGGACGACGCAGGCGTGCGGTGGTACCTCGAGAGCATCTACCACTTCAGCGGGGTCAATAAGGCCGCCGACGCCGTGGCCCTGACCGGCGGGCACCACGCCAAGGACCCGGTGCGGGAGTACCTGCAGGGCCTTGTCTGGGACGGCACCGAACGGCTGGACAGGCTGTTCATCGACTACCTCGGCGCGGAGGACAGCAGCTACACCCGCGCGGTGACGCGGAAGATGTTCGTCGCGGCAGTGGCGCGGTGCTTCCGGCCGGGGTGCAAGTTCGACCAGATCTGCATCCTCAGCGGCAAACAGGGCATCGGCAAGAGCCTGCTGCTCAGCCGGATGGGCAGAGAGTGGTTCAACGACAGCATCACCAGCTTTGACGGCAAAGAGGCCCGCGAGAACCTGCGCGGCGTGTGGATCGTCGAGCTGGGCGAAATGACGGCCTTCAGCCGCAGCGAAAGCGAAGCGGCCAAGCAGTTTTTGAGCCAGACCGAGGACCGCTACCGGGCTGCTTATGGCCGCCGGACGGTGCAGTACCCCCGCCGGTGCGTGTTCTTCGGCACATCTAACGGGTCCGATTTCCTCCGCGACGCCACCGGCAACCGTCGTTACTGGCCCATAGACTGCAGCTTTGAGCGCCGCACGAAGGTGGTCCACGATGATCTGACCCCCGCTGAGGTCGATCAGGTGTGGGCCGAAGCCGTGACCCGGTTCAACGCCGGAGAGGAACTCATCCTTCGTGACGAGCTGCAAAAGGCAGCGCTGGCCGAGCAGCAGGCCCACACCGAGCGTGACCCGTGGGAGGGCGACATCCTGGAGTTTTTGGCAAAGCCGGTGCCCGCCGACTGGGCAAAGCGCACCGTGGACGAGCGTGTGGCCTGGTGGGAAAACGGCCCGAACGATGCCCCCGCAGAGGGCCAGCAGCGCGCCACGATTTGCGTCAACGAGCTGTGGCGGGAGTGTCTGGACAGCACCGGAAAGGCTCCCGACCGGGTACAGTCCAAGCGCATCGCGGCGGTGCTGAACGGCCTGCCGGACTGGACGCCGGGCAAGTACCCGCAGCGGTGCGGATGCTACGGCGTGCAGCGCATCTGGCGCAGAAAATCCGAGTAATTCCAAAGCGCCGAAACCACTTTGATGAACATACAGAACATACAGAGCAGGTCGGCGTAACAGAGCATACAGAGATTTTCGCAAACATTAAGAGAACCGAAGAAATCAAGCGCCGAAAAGCGGTTTCGAACATACAGAACATACAGCCAACATACAAAGCCTGAAAAGTTTGTATGCACGAAAAAGCAAGCACTCATGCGGCTTTTTACCCCGAAACATACTCAACATACAATCTTTTCCCCTAGAAGAAGAAAAAGTGAGGGAAATAAGGCGCGTGCGCATACCCGCGAGAGCCTTATACGCTTCGCGTGAGGAATTATAGGGCTTTGGGTATGTTTTGTATGTTTGTATGTTCGGTCCAAAACGAAAGGAGAAACTACAATGCCGACAAATAAGCCCCTGGAAAAGAGCATCGAGAACGTGCTGCGCAAGGCCGTGGAGGACGAGGGCGGGGTGTGCCTGAAATGGACCTGCCCCGGGCACAGGGGCGTGCCGGATCGGATGATCTTGTTCCCCGGCGGCATCATCGCCTTTGTGGAGCTCAAGCGCCCCGGAGCAAAGGTCAAGGCGGGAGGACTGCAGGAGTGGTGGAGGACGAAGATTCTGAGCTTCGGGTTCCCCTGCTATGAAATCAGCACCGCAGGGGACGCCCGACACCTGGTGGACTTCCTGAGCACCAGGAGCTTCTTTGCTCAGGTCGAGGAGAGCGACAACTGACGCGCTGCCCTAAAAGAAACGGAGGTCAAAGCAATGCAGCAATTTCATCCGCACCCGTATCAGCAGGCGGGCATCGACGCCATTCTGGAAAAGCCTGGCGTGGCACTCTGGATGGAGATGGGCCTGGGCAAGACTGTCGTCACCCTGACTGCCATCGACCAGCTGATCTACGACCGGCTGGAGATCGACAAGGTGCTCATCGTTGCCCCGAAGAAGGTCGCCGAAGCAACGTGGCAGGACGAAGCCGCCAAGTGGGGGCACCTGCGGCACCTGCGCATTTCCACCGTGCTGGGCACCGAGAAGCAGCGCAAAGCCGCTCTGGCAGCCCAGGCGGATATTTACATCATCAACCGCGAGAACGTCCCCTGGCTGGTGCACACACTGGGCCGCAGCTGGGATTTTGACATGGTGGTGCTGGACGAAGCCAGCAGCTTTAAGAACCACGCAGCGCAGCGGTTCAAAGCGCTCAAGGCCGTGCGCCCGAGGGTGCACAAGGTAGTGGAGCTGACCGGCACACCAAGGCCCAACAGCCTGCTAGACCTCTGGGCGCAGATCTACCTGCTCGACCAGGGCGAACGGCTGGGGCGGTACATCACCCACTACCGCAAGACATACTTCTGGCCCACCGAGTACAGCTACGAACCCCGGGAGGGCGCAGCCGAAGCGGTGGAAGGCCGCATCAAGGATATCGTCCTGAGCTTCAAAGCAGCCGACCACCTGACCCTGCCGGAGAAGATCATCGACGACATCCCGGTGGTGCTGGATACGACTGCCCAGAGGATCTACAAAAAGCTCGAAAAAGACTACCTGCTGGAAGTGAACGGCGAGACCATCACCGCCCAGCAGGCCGCCACCCTGACCGGCAAGCTCTTACAGCTGTGCAACGGCAGCATCTACAGCGAGGAGGGCCGGACCATTCCGATCCACCGGTGCAAGCTGGACGCCTTCGATGAGCTGATCGACGCTCTGGACGGCCAGAAAGCCCTCGTGTTTTACGGCTTTCGCTTCGACGAGGAGCAGCTCACCGAGACACTGAAAACGCGCCACAAGGGCCTGCGATTTGCCGTGCTGAACAACGAGCACGACGTAGCGGCATGGAACGCCGGAGAACTGGACGTTCTGCTGGCGCACCCGGCCAGCTGCGCCTACGGCCTGAACCTTCAGCAGGGCGGCCACCACCTGATCTGGTACAGCCTGCCGTGGAGTCTGGAGCTGTATGCCCAGGGCGAAGCGCGGCTCTACCGGCAGGGCCAGACCCAGAGCGTCATCGTCCACCGGCTCATCGTCAAGGGCGGCGCGGACGAGATGGTGGTAAAAGCCCTGAACCGCAAAGACCGCAGCCAGAACGCCCTGATGCAGGCCGTCAAGACCCACATTCAGGCAGCACAGAAGGGAGACAGCAAGTGAGCATCCGAGCATTCCGCAAGCTTTCCCGCGCAGAGCGGCGCGGCTTTATCAACACCATCGAGGACCCGCTGACCCGCCGGGCCTTTGAGATCACCTTTCTGGGCCCCGGCAAGGTCAGCTGGAACCGGGCCGCCATGCTCTACGGCGGCGGCATTTCCCCCGAGACCCTGCGCGTCTGGGTCTGGCGGGAACTGCAGCGCTGCAAGTAAGTCATAACGGTTTTACCAAGAAACCCATGCTATGCTTTTCTGGATAACACACAGGAGGGCGAAGCATGGGTTTTTCTAACGAGCGGATGAGGACGGGGCAGCTGGTGAACTGGTTCCTGCTGGACGGTCTGGAAATGACCCCGGCGGGCAATCCCATCACTAAGGCCCTGCCGCTGCCCTTCGGCGTAGACCACCTGATCGGTTTCAACGAGCTGCTGACCTGCAAGCACCCGGAGAGCGCAGGCGTGCACTTCTTCCTCGACGATTACCAGTTCGAGCGCTTCTGGCGGCAGCCGGAGCGCTACCTCAACGCGCTGGCAAAGTTCCCGATGGTGCTCGGCCCGACATTTTCCCTTTACACCGATTTCCCGGCCCCGATCCAGCGCTGGAACCACTACCGCAACCAATTTCTGGCAGCATGGCTTCAGGCCAACGGTGTCTGTTGCATTCAGGCCCCTGGATGGGCGGGCCCAGACAGCTACGGCTGGTGCTTCGATGGACTCAGCAAGGGCGGTGCAGTGGCGATCAGTTCCCTGGGCACCGGAGTGCACAGCAGCACCAAGGATGCATTCCGGCAGGGTTTTGCTGCCATGCTGGACGCCTGTGAACCGGAGGAAATCTTGTTCTACGGCAAGGTGCCGCCGGACACCGCAGCACTGCTCCGGGAGCGTGGCATTCAGTGGCAGGCATTCCCGCACCGGATGGCAGAACGTCTGCGCGGTGCGGCATTTTTGGATTCAGACAGTGAGGAGGCGGAGCAATGTCTCAAGGCGGAGCAGGCTACGGCGGGTCCCAAGGCGTAAAAGGCGCTAAAGCCGCAGGTGCCGCAGCAGCAGTCCAGGCTGCCGTGCCACAGGTGCAGGCGACCCCGGTAGTGCAGCAAGCAGGCCCGCCCACCGGTGCAAATGGCTTCCCACATCTGACCCAGCAGCAGGTCTCCGCCATGGAGAGCGCCGCACAGCAGCAGATGATGCGAGACCCAAAGCTGGTAGCGGGCGTGACCGACTACATCAACCCGGTGATGCAGAGCAACGGCAAGGCCCTGAGCCAGAATGCTAACTGGGCTGCCGCCACTGGCCAGCCCTTAACCGCGCAGCAGCAGCGGATGCTCAACGCGGTGGACAAGCTGGCAAAGCCCATCGGCACCGAAACGACCCTCTACCGTGCCGACCACTCGGACTTCCTCGAACGCAACTGCGGACTGCCCATGAATTACAGCAGCATGAGCGACGCGCAGATTCGCAAGGCGCTGGTAGGCAAGTCTTGGACGAGTACCAGCCTGGAATCCACAGCCTACGACAGCCGGAACAATCCCTTCTGGCCGCAGCCGAATGGGCGCGGTACAGGCACACATGGACAGGGTGGTATCCGCTCCGGCAACCGCGAAATCCTGATCCGGTACCACACCGCAGGCAGCACCCGCGCAGCGTTCATCCAGCCCAGCCAGTCCGAAGCAGTTCTGGCGGTAGGCACCCATCACAAGATTACCGGCGTGCGCAGCACCCGGCTCGGCCCGTCCCACACCTACCTCAGCGGCAAGAAGGTTCTTGAGCTGGAAATTGAAGTGTGGTAAAATCAAACTGGAGGTATTTCAATATGGCATCCTCGACAAAAAAGCAGCCCCAGACCGGCAGTTTTATTCAGCGAGACACTCCGCCTGTTTCAGAAGGACCGATCCACTTCGGCTCGAACATGACGGACGCTGACGGAACCGTTCTGACCGACAGCAAAGGCAACTGGGTCGGGCCCATTTCCCGGCTGGCCCCGGAGTACCGCAAGTATGTGAAAAAGCCCACCCCCAAGAAGAAGACCGCCAAAGCAAAACCCAAGAAAAAGTAATTCGTAACGTTTTGCTCCGCCGATCTGTGTTACCCTTGACCGAGAAATCCACGGCCAAGGGAGGAATCACATGTCACAGGGAGGCGCAAGCTATGGCGGCAGCCACGGCATGGGTGGAGGCGGCGGTGCGGCAAAAGCAGCACCGAAAGCACCTGCGCCCCAGACCCGTGAACAGCAGCTGCTGGCCCAGATCAAGGGCAGCCCTGCAGCGCTGATGCAGATGAGCGATCAGGATGCGCTGGATACAGTCAAGGCCATCGCTGCGCAGCCGATCGCAACGGATGGCACCCAGAACGACACCTTCTGCCAGCGTTGGCTCAACGCCACCGGGCTGGCAAACGAGCTGCCGGAAGTTCTGGATGATGTGGCCTTTGGCAAAGCCCGCCGCAAAACAGGTGCGGATAAACTGTATCACAGCGACACGCCGTATGACGGCAACGCGGCAACGGCGGTAAAAACGCTGAAACAACTACAGACAGGAAATACTGCGTTTGCCTCTTTTGGTACGCACGGAAGCGGCACCTACCTTGACATCGACGCAGCCAGCAATGCCCGCAACTATGCGGGCTACAATGGCTCCCAGGTTAAGATGTTCCTGAACAAGAATGCAAAGGTTGCAACCTTCTCTGAGCTGTTCCAGGCGCAGTCCAATTTCCAGAACAAACACCCCAAAACCTACAAATACCTCGTCAGCCATCACACTGGCACCATGTGGGGCGCCAGCGAATTAAAGACGATCTGGTTAACCAGCGCTGGCTACAACGCCTATGATGCTGGTCACTACAAAGTGGCCTACAGCCGCAAGGCCCTAACGATCTGCAAAACGATCAAGGGCAGGCAGCAGATCACCCCGAACTGGTAAAGGAGCTTACACATGAGTGAGAAAGATATGCAGCAGCGCCGTTCTTCGGACGCAGCAGCGGCGTTGATTGACCGCCGTGAGGCCGAGCTTCGCAAGAAAGCCAAGACCCCGAGTGAGCTCCGCAATTGCCGCCAGCAGGCCGCAATGGAGTGGGATGCTCACATCGGATACATCGACAAGCGCGACCTTCCCAAGGGCTGGAAGGACCCCTACGCCAAGCTGGACAAGTCGTCCAAAGCCAAGCCCAAGACCACCAAGGCAAAGGCCAAAAAGTAAGTCATAACGTTTTTACCCCCGGCTCTCTGGTACAATTGCCAGAGAGCCTATTTTATTGCCCGGGAGGTACGCATGGACGGAACGAAACACCAAATCGAGTACAAACGGCTGGACGAAATCCGACCCTACGACAACAATCCCCGGCGCAACGACGAGGCCGCAAAGGCCGTTGCCAACAGCATTAAAGAGTTCGGCTTCCAATCCCCCATCATCGTGGACAGGGACGGCGTGATCATCGCCGGGCACACCCGGTACAAGGCCGCCCGGAGGCTCAAGTTGCAGGAAGTGCCGGTCATCGTAGCCGCAGAGCTCGACCCGGAAAAGGTCAAGGCCCTGCGCATCGCAGACAACTCCACCGGCGAAGTTGCCGAGTGGGACCTGCAGCTTCTGGTGCAGGAGCTGACCGGCATCAGCTACGACATGACCGACTTCGGCCTGAACCTCCAGATCAAGATTGACGAGGAGGTCAAAGAGGACGACTTCGATGCAAAGCCGCCGGAAGCTCCCATCACCCAGCGCGGCGATATCTGGCTGCTGGGCGACCATCGTGTGATGTGCGGCGACAGCACCAGCCCGCAGGACGTGGAGCAGCTCATGGACGGCCAGCTGGCCGACCTGCTTCTCACCGACCCGCCCTATAACGTGAACTACGAGGGCAGCAACGGCAAGAAGATCGAGAACGACAACATGGCCGAAAGCCAGTTCCGGCAGTTCCTGCTGCAGGCATACAGCCGGGCCTTCGATGCCTGCCGCACCGGTGCCAGCGCGTACATCTTCCACGCCGACACCGAGGGTGAAGCGTTCCGGGCCATGTTCCGGGAGGCGGGCTGGGGCCTGCACGGGTGTCTGGTCTGGGTCAAGAGCAGCCTTGTCCTCGGCCACAGCGACTACCAGTGGCAGCACGAGCCCTGCCTGTACGGCTGGAAGCCCGGTGCGAACCACTACTTCATCAACGACCGCAGCCAGACCACCGTCATCGACGATGCAAAGCCGGACGATCTGCGGCACATGAAGAAGGATCAGCTGCTGGACTGGGCCATCAAGGCGCAGGCGCTGCTGACCCAGAAGCCCAGCAGCGTGATTCGCTGTGACAAGCCGCCCCGCAACGCGGAGCACCCCACCATGAAGCCGGTGGTGCTGTGCGGCAGGCTGATCAAGAACAGCTCCCTGCCCGGCCAGACCGTGCTGGACCTGTTCGGCGGCAGCGGCTCTACGCTGATCGCCTGCGAGCAGCTGAGCCGGAAGTGCTACACCATGGAGTATGACCCGCGCTATGTGGACGTGATCGTCCAGCGCTGGGAGGACTTCACCGGTGAAAAGGCCGTCCGCCTGAAATAACCATTCCCCGCCGGGGCAGGTTTTTACTCCTTTCCCGCCCCGGCATTTTTCATAGCCAAAACGGCACGCACACGGGTCATCCTCCGCCCGCAGGGCTCTGGAAGCAGAGCCGGTGCGTGCCGTTTTCTCATACGGAGGTGAAACCTTGGCACGAGAATCCCAAATCAGCAAATGGAACAGCCCCAGTGGTCTACTGCGATTGCAGCGGCTGGCCATGCATGGCCTGACCCAGGCAGAGATCTGCGAGCAGATCGGCGTGCCGGTGCGCACCTTCCGCCGCTGGTGCACCCAGGACCCCCGCATCGCCCAGGCCATCAGCGTGGGCGCAGAAGCGGCGCTGGCCAGCGTGGAGAACGCCTTATTCAAAAAGGCCCAGGGCGGCGACCTGGGCGCGATGTGTTTTTATCTGAAAAACCGTGACCCGGAGCATTGGAGTGAGCACCCAGAGCTGAGAGGTTACGACGGAAAGGTGGTGTTCGTGGATGACATACCCAAGACGGCAGCCCCCAAACCTGCTGAAACAGCAGCTGAAACTAAGCAGCCTGATCATCCCTGAATACTACGCCGCCCATACCGCCATCTGGTCCGGCGAGTACAACGAGTACCTGGGCGACGGCGGGCGCGGCTCGCTCAAGTCCACTTTTGCCGCCACCGAGGTGGTGCTGCTGGTGATGCGGGTGCCGAATATCCACGCCGTGGTGCTGCGTAAGGTGGGCAACACCCTTGCCACCAGTGTCTGGCCGGAATACAACCGCGTCATCGACCGCATGGGCATCCGACACCTGTGGAAGCAGACCAAAAAGCCCTACACCCTGACCTATATCCCTACCGGGCAGACCATCCAGTTCTACGGCCTGGACGACCCCGGCAAGCTGAAATCCATTGCGGTGCCGTTTGGCTATTTCGGCGTCATGCACTTTGAGGAGTTCGACCAGTACGACGGCCCGGAGGAAGTGCGAAACGTCGAGCAGTCGGTGTTCCGCGGCGGCCCGTTCAGCTTTTCTTTCAAGACCTTCAACTCCCCTGCCATGGCCCGCCACTGGGTCAACCGGTACAAGCGGGAGCCAAAGCCGAAGCAGTTCCGGCACCATACCACCTACCTGACCACCCCGCCCGAATGGCTGGGCCCGCGCTTCTTCGACGACGCCGAGACCCTCAAACAGCGGGACCCGGTAGCCTACGCCCACGAGTACCTGGGCGAGGTGGTGGGCTGCGGCACGGCCGTGTTCGAGAACCTGGAGCTGCGGCCCATCACCAGCGAGGAGATTGCCGGGTTCGACCGGCGCTACTATGGTCTGGACTTCGGCTGGTACCCTGACCCGAACCACTTCGGCGGCATGAGCTACGACCACGCCCGACAGACCATCTACATCTACGAGGAGCACCGGGCCCAGAAAGAGACCGACGCTCAGCTGGCCGAGGCGCTGAAAAAGCATCTGCACGACGAGATCATCGGCGACAGTGCGGCCAACCGCTCCATCGCCACCCTGCGTGATCTTGGCTTTTCCCGCCTGCGAGGCTGCCGGAAGTACGCCGCCCACGGCGGCACCAGCGTGACCGACGGCATGAAGTGGCTGCAGAGCCGCACGAAGATCGTCATTGACCCCCAACGCTGCCCCTGGACGGCGCGGGAGTTTTCTGAGTACGAATACGCCATCGACAAAAAGACCGGCGAGGTGATGCCGGGCTTCGTCGATGCGGCAAACCACAGCATCGACATGACCCGCTACGCCATGGAGGATGTCTGGCAAAAGAGAGGTGCACGGAACGCATGATAAACCACGCCGACATTGAAGCCATCATCGGCTGCAAAACGCTGGTCACCGACCGGATGCAGCGGGCCATCGAGGACTGGTACGACGCAGCCATTGACGGCCTGCCGCTGGACAAGAACCCCGAGACCCTCACGCTGGACCTGCCCGCCCTGATTTGTGCCGAGCTGGCCCGGCTGACCACCCTGGAGCTGGAGGCCACCGTGGAGGGCAGTGATCGCGCCGACTGGATCAACACCCAGCTGCAGCGGGTGCTCTCGCCCCGGCGCCGACGCATCTTCACAGTGGCGCTGGCCCTGGGCAGCGGCATCTGGAAGCCCTACCAGAGCGGTAAAAAGCTGGGCATTTCTTTCTGTAATGCCTCCCGCTACTTTCCCGTTGCCCACGACGTGGAGGGCAGCTTGACCGAGGGCGTGTTCATCGACACCATCCAGGATGACGGCAGCATCTACCACCGGCTGGAATGGATGCACGTCCTGGAGCGCAGGCAGGATATGCGGGACGCCGAACTGGCCATGCTGGAGGATTACGACCTTGCAGCGCCGACCCGGTTCCCCTGCATCAAGGTGGTCAATCTGGCCTTTCGCAGCGCCACCCAGGACAGCCTGGGCAGCCCCGAGGACCTGAGTATCCGCCCCGAGTGGGACGAGATCGAGCCGGTGGCCTACCTCACCGGGTTGGAAAAGCTGCCGGTGGGCTACTTCGTGACGCCCATCGTCAACAGCATCGAACCGGACAGTGAGCTGGGTGCCGCCATGTTCGAGCCAGCCCGCAAGCAGATCATCGACGCCGACGAGCAGTATACCCGGCTGGACTGGGAGTATGAGGGCGGAGAGCTGGCCGTGGACACCGACGAGAGGTTCCTCAAGCCCACCGCTGCCGGGCAGCAGCTGTCCAAGGCGCAGGCGCTCAAAGAATACGGCGTGCCCCCGGAAGCCATCGACAGCACCGCGCCCCACCACCGGGAGCGGCTGTTCCACGGCATCGACGTCAACACCGGTATTACGGACGGCACACCCTTCTATCAGGTGTTCGCCCCGGCCTTGCGTGACGGCAGCTACCTGTCCGGCCTGAACCAGTACCTGCGCAATGTGGAGAGCCATGCGGGCCTGAGCTTCGGTGTGCTCTCCCAGGTAGCCGACGTGGAAAAGACCGCCACCGAGATCATCAGCAGCAAGCAGAAATTGTACTCCACTGTTTCCGACCTGCAGGCAGCCCTGGAGGACGCCCTGCGGGGCCTGATCGACGCCCTGGACTACTGGGCCGACCACATCCAGGGCGCCCCCGGCAAGGGCAAGCTGAATATCTCCTTCAAGTGGGATGACAGCATCATCCTGGACCGCCTGTCTGAGATGGCTCAGTGGCAGCAGGAGGTCAGCATGGGTCTGCGCAGCAAGACCGAGTACCGGATGCATTTCTTCGGTGAAGACGAGGAAACCGCTACACGGGCAGTGCAGGCCATCCAGCAGGAGTCTGGGGCCAACGATATCCTGAAAGGAGTGATCGACAATGGCGACGGCTAAAGAGAAATTCACCCGGATGAAGCAGACCGCCGAGCGGCTGGACTGGCTGATGTCGAATGCACGCATCCTGCGCAGCCCGGCACTGTGGGAAAAGTACTACGAAGCCCTCCGCATTGTTCGCCTGCTGGGCTTTGAGGTCACGGTGGAGGGTGGCCGCTATCACCGGGTAACGCCATGCTGACGCCGGACGAGGTCAACGGCTACGCCGGGCTCATGGCAGCCCCCTGGGACGAGCTGAGCGAGCGTATCCTGCGGGATATGGTACGCCGGATCGTCAAAGCGGGCAAGATCACCTCCACTGCAGAGTGGCAGAGCTTCCGGGCACAGGCGCTGGGTGCGAGCCGAGCCTACCTGCTGCGGCAGATGCAGGCCATCGCCCAGGAGCTGGGCCCGCAGGAAGCCGCTGTGTTTGCCCGGGCAATGCAGCAGGCCTACAACAAGGACCTGCGCGATGCCGCCGCAGCGGGCCGCTCTCTGACCCCTCTAGGTGACAGCGAGGAAGCGCAGCAGCTGCTGGAGAGCGGCTACCGGCGCACCATGAACACCCTGTACAACCTGACCCAGACCCGGGCGGTGATGGGCAACCAGAACATGGTGGAGACTACCCAGCGGCAGCTGGCCTATTACCTGGACATGGCCCACATGGACGCTGCCAGCGGGGCATTCAGTTCCGACGACGCAGCCCGCCGGGCACTGAACGCCCTAGCCGCAAAAGGTGTCGGAGCCATCACCTACCCCAGCGGGCATGTGGACAGCTTGGACGTGGTGGTGCTGCGGGCCACCCGCACCGGCATCAACCAGACCGCCGGAGAGATCACCCGCTTCAACGCTGATCAGCTGGAATGCGATCTGATGGAGCTGGACGCCCACGTCGGTGCACGCACCGGCGATGGCGGGCAGGACTTGACCAACCACAGCTGGTGGCAGGGCCAGATCGTCAGCCGCAGCGGGCGGCACGGCTACCTCTCGCTGGATGACATCGGCTACGGTGACGTGCGCGGCTTCATGGGTGCCAACTGTGCTCACAACTGGGCCATGTACTGGGAGGGCGCCAGCGTGCGCAGCTACACCCCCGAACGGCTGGCCGCGATCAATGCCGCTACCGTGACCTACAACGGTAAGGACATCGGGCGGTATAAGGCCACCCAGATGCAGCGTGCCCAGGAGCGGCAAATCCGGGCCGACAAGCGGGCATTTCTTGTGGCGAAGGAAAGCGGTCAGAAGGACGCCGAAAAGGCCGCAGCCGCAAAGCTGGCGGCCTCTCGTGCGAAGCTGAAAGACTTTCTTCACCAGACCGGCTTGCAGCAGTACCAGCTGCGGGAGAGCGTGCCGGGCTTTGGCCGCAGCGAGGCCGCCAGTGCCGCAGCCCAGGCAAAGAAATGAACCGCGCTGGACTTCCTGAAATGGCCGTGTTATAATTCAGGCCAGAATAAAGGAGGTTTCACACTATGAAGATCAAGAATAAAATCCGGGCGGGTATCGTGCTGCTTGCCCTGGCCCTCGGCCTGACCGCCTGCGGCGGCAGCACATCCAGTACTGCCAGCAGCACGGCATCCAGCGCCCCCGCCAGCTCTGTGAGCGAGAGCGCCGCAGAGAGCACCAGCGCCGCACCAGAGAGTGAGGCGCCTGCAGAATCCTCACCCCTGGACGGCATCAAGTTCACGGTGAGCAAAGTGCGCAACGACAGCACCGGCAACTGGCGTATTTCGCTGATCGCAGAGAACATCGACATGAGCGAGTATGCGTTGGACTACTACAAGCAGTATTTCACCGACGACAGTGAGATCCACTTCATCGTGAACTTCAACTACAACACCACCACGAAGATCATGGTGGTAGGTGGCCAGCTGGATGTGACCGTGCAGGACTACGTCTCCAAAGAGGAGCACGACGCCAATATCCTGGGCAGCGGCACCGTTCTGGCCGAATATTTTGTGGATAAAGAGACCGGCGAAATTGAGAAGATCCGCTGACAAATGAGCAGAACAAAAGCCCTGAAGGAATGCACCTTCAGGGCTTTTGCTGCATCAATTCATTTTTCGGATGGAGAGAAGAAATTGCTCTTTCCCAGAGGGAGATGTGATTGCCAGTTCCTCACCGGTCCGGCAGACGTTTACTTCACACCCATTCAATGGGGTGCACCCCACATCGCAGTCTCCGCGCAAAATGCTGTCCAGATAACTTACTACCTCGTTCACGCTCATCGTTGATCCTCCTGTTCTTTTGTACCACTTGCCTGAGTGAACATCTCAAGCACCTGAGCCACCGCCTGCTTTGCCTCTGGCGTGGCAGGCTCCGTGCACCAGCCTCGCTCGTAAAGGGCGACCTCTCGGCGAATCGGTGCGCTTTTGTCGAGCTCTGCAACCCAGAGCTTCAAGATGCGCCCGCCGTCGATGCCGAGCGGGCTGCCGGTCGGGTAGACCTTAGCTTCCCACTCGAAGCTGTGCCCGTCTACTTCCACCCGGCCTCGGTGCCATTGTGGAACCGGGGCGTCCCAGCCCGGGCAGCTTGCATTGTAAAAGTTCCCCAGCATCACTGTTCACCTCCGCCGTAGTCCACCACATAGCCGTTGTACACGAAGTTCTCTGCCGCCATGGCCGCATCCAGAATCCGGTTTGCGTATTCGGCCGCTTCTGCTGGGCTCTTGGTCCCGAAGGACGCCCACTGGACGCCCATCCTCACCGGAGTGCCCTGCCGGGCGAAATTGCAGTTGTGGATCCGGATGCCGTCCTCCGCAGAGAACTGCTCCTGCAGCGCATCCAGCGCCGCGCCGTACACTTTCACGTTGACCTTCTTCATTGTTCAGCCCTCCTCAGTTTGCCTTGACCAGAATGCCATTGTCCAGCGCGAACCACTCACCGTCGTCCTTCTGAACAGTTCTACAGCCCTGCGCCCGGAGTAACCCCCGCATCTTTTGCAGCTGGCGCTCGGAGCACTGCATCCAGAAAAACCCGGCGAAGTTGAACCACTCGCTGCTCTGGATGTTGACACGCTGGGCCTCCGCATAAATGCGGTTGAACGCACTTGTTTTCATGATTCAGCCCTCCCTCAGCAATTCGTAATGCTTGATGCTACCGTCCACGAACTTCCGACCCTGCAGAATTTCCACGCTCTGCAGCAGGAACTCGAGGTGTGCCATGTCGATGGCCCCGCATTCACCCGGGTCACGCAGCAGCTGATCCGCCAAGACATCCTGCATCTTGACGGGGTAGCAGGTCTCCCCGACGATCTTCTCCCCGTTCTCGATCTCTACGGTGTCGTAAGTAATGTTCAGTGTCTTCATAATTACCATTCTCCCTTCATAGCCGCCTGAGCAATTGCCCGTTCTTCTTTCTCCTCGTCGAACGCCGCAGCGAACATCTGCAGCGCCCTGGCTTTGGTGATAGGCCCGAACTCCTTCACGAAGTACGCGAAGGTGCGCTCATCCCAGCACTCGACGTAACCGTCGCCGCCCTTGTTGTAGTTCTCGCGGGCCAGAGCCATGAGCTCCGCGTAGGTCAATGCACGATCTGCCATGATTCAGTCCTCCTTCAGCTCGTGCAGCAGGTTCTCCAGTGCTGCAATATTTTCTTCGTAGTACCGGCCACCACGGCGAGAGCCGCAGTAACGAGAGTAGGAGATCCTCCAGCGGCGAAGCTGCTCCTTGCAGGCAGCCACCGGGTCGGCGACCGCCTTGATCTCGTCAATGCTCATGCGCTCCATAGCTCAGTCCTCCTTTTTGAACCAGCTGCTCGGCGCGAACAGCTGGTACTGATAAACCTTCGTGCCCGCATACGTGCGGACCGGTGTGACTAAGCCGGTGTCCTGATCCATGAGGTTCTCGATCTCGGGGACCAGGTCGTCAGTGTCCAGCTGGAAGCCAGTCTGGTAGCTGTTCACGACCACCGTCTCACCGTAACATTCTCGAACATCCGTGGCCACCATCAGGGGTTCCATGTGCAGCTTCTCAGCCAATGCGAACAGTTCAGATTTTTTCATTTTTACGTTTACCTCCGTTGTTTTTTCGTTACTTTTCTTTCGGTGGCTGTATGTTACCTCTGCGCAAGCACAAAGTCAAGTTGTTTTTGATTTATTTTTTAATCTCTTTTTGCTGTTGACTTTTGCCAGGGACCGTCATATGCTTGTGGCAGAAAGGAGTGACCAGACATGACCACATCATCCAGGGTAAAAGCCCTGCTGGAACTGACAGAAACCGACCAAGGCAGCTTTGCCGCAGCGTTCGGCATGACCACTCCGCAGGCCATGAGCAACAAGCTGCGCAGGGACAGCTGGTCGGCAAAAGACCTCGCCAAAGCCGCCGAGATCTGCGGCGCAAGGCTGGCGTTCATCCTCCCGGATGGCTCCCAGCTTATCCTCGCCCCGGACGAGGAGTGACCGCTACACAGCAAAACGCCCCGCCTCACGGAGGACAAACCTCCCGAGGTGGGGCGTTTCCTTTTGCCCAAAGATGCAACATTTGTCTCCGAGATTGCAACATCCGGTGACATACAAGCTTTGTAGACACGAAAAAGTGAGTGTTCATGCGGATTTTCGGGGCAAAACATACAGAACATACTCAAACTCTTATCCCGACCCTGAACAGAAGAAAATAAGAGTATATACATGCGAGAACGCGCTTGATGCCCGCACGCGTAGGGTTTTATGGAATTTCTGTAGTCAATGTATGCTTGTAGTCAAACCAACTCGTAACGTTTTTGCTCCCCGGGATGTGATAGGATAATCCCAGATCACACCGCGCACCCGGTGTCAGAGAGGTGCAGAGGGCCCGCGCACGGCAGCGCGACACCAACGCCGTAGGCCCAACGGGAGGTAAAACATGAGACGTGAGGATTTGAAAGCCATCGAGGGCCTGACCGAGGAGCAGATCAACGCAGTCATGCGTCTGCACGGTCTGGACGAAGCCGCCCATCAGGCCACCGTACAGGGCCTGCAGGCGCAGCTGACCACCGCACAGCAGGGTCTGGCGGCCTTCGAGGGCGTGGATGTCAATGATCTGCGCAGTCAGATCACCAGCCTGACCAATCAGCTGAACCAGCAGGCCGCAGAGTTCACTTTCACCGGTGTGCTGCGCGCTGCCGCTCATGAGGCGGGTGCTCTGGATGAGAACGATGCTATCGCATTGCTGCCGGACAGAGCTACACTGCGCGAGAGCAAGAACCAGGCCGAGGACGTCAAGGCAGCCTTTGCTGACCTCAAATCCCGCAAGCCGTATCTGTTCCAGCAGGGCGCTCCCGTCCCGCAGGACGACGGCGCAGGCCCGCAGCCGAACACCGAGCCGCAGGAGCCCGCCAACCCGATCATCGTCCCGAAGCCCCGCAGTCAGGGTGGCAGTGCACAGCCCACCCTGCAGGAGTTTCTGCAGATGACCGGCGCGGAACGCATGGCCCTGCGCACCCGCAACCCGGCGCTTTTCCAGCAGCTCTCCGCACAGATCAGAGCTGCTCGACACTGACGAGGTAACTAAACTATGCCTATTCCCGGCACTTTTGGCGGTTTTCCGTTTGACCCCGAGGTCTACCAGGGCTTCGTGGATCAGGAGGCCACCTTCTCTGATTCCATCCTTGCTTCCGGCATTCTGGCAAGTGACCAGAGCCTGGCCACTTCGCTGGACAGCGGCGGCACGATGGGCACCATCCGTTTCTACAACCCTCTGGACCCCGACACCGACGCCCCTCTGGTACGCGACGGTGAACAGGACAACGTGCCCACCGAAATCTCCGGCGGCAAGCAGTCCTGGATCCGCATCGACCGCATGAAGGCATGGAAGGCCACCGAGCTGACCCGTGAGCTGACCGCAGCCGACCCCATGGCAGCGGTGGCCCGAAACACGGGCCGCTACTGGCGCATGTACAAGCAGAGCCTGCTGGTCAAGCTGGTCAACGCAGCACTGGGCGTCTCCGGCCTGGAAAGCCACTCTCTGACCGTCAAGACCGGCGGCGTCACCGCCAACCAGCTGATCGATGTGCAGCAGAGCGCTCTGGGCGACTTCTCCGGCAAGTTCGGTCTGCTGGTGGTGCATTCCAAGATCCTGGCCGAGTACAAGAAGATGGGCCTGCTGAACTACAACAAGTACGTCATTACCAACGTGCTGCAGAAGGAAGTCAGTCTGCCCACCATCAACGGTCTGGTGGTCATCGAGAATGACCGCGGCACCGACGACGGCACCAACTACAACACCCTCCTGCTGGGCCAGGGCTCTGTGCTGACCGCCGACCCCAAGGTCGTCACCCCGGATTACACCGAGTACAACGCGGCCAAGGCAGGCGGCACCGACATCCTGTACAACAACCGCTCCTTCATCCTGCACCCGAACGGCATCTCCTTTGACGGCGATAAGATCAACAAGCCGACCCCCACGGATGAAGAATTTACCAACAAGGCAAACTGGGCCCTGAAGTTCGATCACAAGAATGTCCGCATGGGCAAGATCAGCATTCCCAAGGCGAACTTTACCGAGGAATGAGCTATGAACAGCTGGCTCACCTACCCTGAGTTTACCGCCCGGTATCCCGGTGCGGCGCTGACGGAGGCGGACTTCACACCGCTTGCCGCAGACGCAGCTCTGTTCATCCTGGGTGCTACCCGCTGGTGCGCCGGTCTGGCTGACACCGAAGAACAGATCAACCAGCTCCGGGAGTGTCAGGCCAGGCTGGTGTATCTGGCGTCCGGGCTGGACACCGCCTGGGACGGCGTGACCAGCGTGAACAATCACGGCTACACCGAGAGCTATGCCTCCGGGCTGGACAAGCAGGCCTATCTGGGGAGACAGCAGCAGTGGATCGTGACCGAGGTGCTCTCTGCACCGGTCACCCGCTGGATGCTGTACCAGGGAGGGGCCTACCGCCCGCCCCGCAGACGCTGAGAGGAGGGTTGCCTATGCGCAAACCCCTTCTCGCAACAAAGAGTGTCACGCTGGTGCATTGCATCCGGCAGGGCACTGGCAGCACCAGTTACACCACGGTGCTGTCTGGCGTGAGCTGCCGCGAGGTGGCCGCAGCCGGTCCCGGCGCACAGTCCGGTGCAGGCTCCGGCTTTGCCCCGAAAAGCAGCTCCGAGATCTGCATTTTTCCGGGCCACTCCACCGCAGCCCCGCAGAGCACAGCAGAACCGCCGCTGGACGCGGCAAGCACCTTTCTCGACCCTGCCGCCTTCAAGGCCGCAGACGAAGCCGCAAGGGCCTGTCACTGGACGCTGGCCCCGGAGGACAAGGTGACACTGTCCAGCGGGCACATCGGCACCGTCACCAGCGTACAGGATAACCGGGACGGGCACTGCCCGCACTGGTACGTGGAGGTGACAGGATGAGCGGCCCGATCAACCTCGGCATCCACTGGGACCCGAACTTCCAAAACCGCACCGAGGCAGGTTTTCAGCGCCTGCAGAAGGAAGCGGACGGCGAGTTCATCCGGCTGGTCACGCCCTATGTCCCGGTACGCACTGGGGCGCTGCGAGGCAGCGCCAAGGACAGCACGGTGCTGGGCAGCGGCTTAATCCGGCACACCACGCCCTACGCAGCCGCGCAGTACTACCGTCTGCCCTGTGGGCAGGGTGTCCGGGAGGACGGCTGCGGGCCTCATTGGGGCGAGCGCTGCGTAGACGACCACAAAGAGGACTTTGCCCAGTTTGTCAAGACCCGTGCTAAGGAGGTCAACAAATGAGCCAGACCGCAGACATCAAAGCCATGCTGGACTGGCTGGCCTCTTGCCCGCTGGCAACGACGCTCAACGACGGGGATGTTGTGTTCTCCATCGAGTATCTGGGTGCCGACACCGGGCAGATGCAGTTCTCGTTGGAAGCTACACCCACGGCGGTGCTGCTGGAGCAGTTCTTCCTCGGCAGCGTCCGGGCGAAGAACTATGTTCTGGCATCCCGCATGGTCTACTCGCCCGAGGTCGTCCAGCAGGCCGCAAACAGCGCGTTCTGGGATGAATTTGCCGAGTGGGTAGAGAAACAGTCCGGACGGCGAAACCTTCCGGCGCTGTCTGACGGCAAAAAGGCCGAAAAGGTGGTCTGCCTGTCCCCCGGATACATCATGAGCCAGGATGCCAGCAGCTGCCGCTTCCAGATCCAACTTCAACTCCAGTACTACCAGAAAGGGAGATAACCTATGACTGTTGCCGAAACTCTGGCCGCGCTCAAGTCCGAGAGGGACATCGAGCCCAGCGCCGACTATGCAGGCGAGGAGAACACCGACGACTTCATCCTCGCCATTCAGACTGATAAAACCAAGCAGACCAAAGAATCCGCATGGATCGTCTGCGCCGACCACGTGAAGGAGCACTCCGGTGCTCTGAATGCTTCCACCACGGACGAGGCGTTCATCCGCACCGGTACCGTCACCACCAAGACCGGCACCCAGCGCACCCTTGCTGTCAACGGCAACCGCTGCGTAGGCGACGCATTTCAGGATTTTGTGCTGAGCCACAAAATCAAGTACGGCACCGGTAAGGACGTGATCGTACCCTACGTCTACTTCAGCGTCCGCACCGGCAAGGGCGAGACGGGCAATGCTTCTCTGGTCGTCACCAGCGATGTGGGCGGCTCCGCAAACGCCCCCGCCACTTTTGCGGTGGATGTTAAGGCGGTGGGCACTCCCAAAGCCTTTGACTACCTGACCGACGTCACCGCGTAACATAAAACCAATATCGCCCCTGTCACCTCTGGCAGGGGCGCATTTTATAGGAGGTACAGATACATGATCATCTGTGGGCAGGAATTTGAATTTTCGGCGCTGAACGCTAACGACCTCGACCGTATGAACGCGGCGCAGCAGCACATGCAGGCGGCTTCTGACCGCGAGAGCAAGCGCGCGCACACGGGCCCCGCCGACATCCTGCGCGGCCAGTGCCGCCTTATGATGGGCTACTTCGACGAGTTGCTGGGCGAGGGCGCATCAGAACGTCTGGGCCTGGACGGAAACAACTTCGGCGCATGTGTCCGTGTGACGAACGCCATCAAGGAAGCCATCGCCGCAGAACAGGCCACCGTAAAGCAGGCGGCTGCAATGCCCATGAACCGCGAGCAGCGCCGTGCCGTTGCCAAACAGAAAAAGACCGTCCCCTACAAGGTCATTT